TTTTATATTTAATTGTAGGTTTATATGTTCCACTTTGGTTAAGTGTTCCTACCATTCCATTGTAATATGTACCAGAAGCATTTAAAGTAACTTTACCACTTAATTGTCCGTTTCTTTTGGTAGTTGTTGAAGTTCTATAAAATTGTGGATATTCATATGGTACAAAAGTATTGATATTATAATTAATATAAGAATATATTGAACCACCATTATTAAAATTGACTTTTGCTATCATACTTGGTCTATCTTGACCATTTATGTTTTCGGTGTATATTTGTATATCATTAAAGTTTAAATAAAAACTATTATTAGAATTAATAGCATAATGCCTTCTATTAGTTAGTGTGCCATTTATAACTTCATATGTACTGATTGGTATTGAATTAGGATTATATACACTAATTGTATATAACTTGTTTGATAAAAGATTTACATATTGATTAGCAGTTATTCCATAACCAGTTAATGTTGCATTACCTTCTTGAACTTCTACATTTTCAATCAACGCTTGTTCTTGAATAGTTGGTAAATCGTAAGTATATACATAACTTTTTGTTCCAGTAACTAATGCTTGACCTGTTATTGTAACTCCAACTCTAACTTGACCATTTCCATCACTATCGTGTGGGATTATTACATCAGTCAAAGTTCCCCTCAAATATGTTCCAGTTGTAAATGTTGCCATTGATGATTGATATGTTGTAGTGGATATAGAAGTCCACACATTATTTATTTTTTGATATATAGTGCCAGTAACTTTGTATTGACCAGTCCAAGTTCCATTTATTGTAACTCCATACTCTAATTTAATTCTACTTTGATTATTTGTTAAATCGGTAGTAGTTTGGTCATAATATGCTTTTCCATAACCTCTTATGTCCCACATCTCTGGTGTAGATGTCCCCGATGAAACATAAAAGGTATATCTTGTTCCTAATGAATTATATGCCATATTTCCTCCTATCCATTATAAAAATGCCCATATCCTTCTTCATTGTTTGTGTCTGTATATTTTACTGCTATAAATAATGGGTCATCTGTTATATCATCTTCTCCATATCTATAATAGCCAAATACATCTAAATCTTTTGTTTTTGTTCCATCTTTGGTTGTTTGTGATAATATTGTATCTCCATCTTTGTAATATGTCCCTATATTGTTTATTTGCGTGTTAAATGTAGTATCGTTTTTATAGATATTTAATCCGTCTGCATTAAAAGTAAATCCTGTTGTTGTTGTAACTTCTCTTACATCTCCAGTTGTTTCATCTATATGAGTTGCTATAATGTTAATTCTATTTGCTTGAGCAGTTATTTCATTTTGTTGTTTATCTACTATTATATATGCTTGATTTATTCTTCTATCAGTTTTGTCTGCTTTTTTGTAATCAGTTTCACTTGTATTAGGCATATCCGTATGTACTTGTTCTTCTAGTCCTTGTGTTATGTCAACTTCATCATTAAACATAATACACTTATATACATTATCGCCTATTTTTAAATCATATCCGTCGCACAATTCAAGATAAGTTATACCCGTACTTGAATAATCGTTAGTGTAATATTCTAGTCCGTTTAATTGTTCTAAAATATCTGGTAAGTAATCACTTCTATCTTGCCAATTCATTATTTGATTATCTATTATTTTTAATTCACATAGTCCGTTTGCTTCAACACTATATTCATCTCGTAAATAAACATTATCACTTTCTGCTGACCTGCTTAATACTATTGAGTTTATTGGCCCATACTTTTCACTTGTTTTTACATTTATGTCTTTTAGTTGTTCTTCATCAATTGTTTCTATACTACTATAATAAGATAAACTTAATGGTGTAGGTAAACTAGCACTTACGTTTATATTATTTAATCCCAATAATAATTGTGGTCTATTTAATTGATTTATTAGTTCTTCATTATCTATTAGTGTATATGTTGGCATTTCTAATACATAATATAATGTTGTATTATGATTACTTAACCAAGTATTCATTGTTGTTGTTGTATTTGCTCTGCTTGAACTAACTCTGATATATAATCCCAATTTGTGATTACTGCTATTTAAAGAAGGCAAAAAACCTTCTGTTTGTGTGTTTGCTATTCCCGTTGTTTGTTTCGTAAAATTATCAGTTAACATTTGCAAGTATGTAGCTGAATTATAATAATCATTTTCAAAATATATTAGAAAGTTTGCAATATTATAAGCATTTATGCTTTGCAAAGATATTTCTTGAGTTCCATTTAATACTACTTTACCTATTTTCTTTTCTATATACAATTTATTTTTTCCATAAGGCTCATATTCAGTGGCATTGCTTCTTGCTTCAATTTGAATACTTGCTAAAACTTGTTCTAATGTATATATTGTATCATTTCCTGTATGATACATTCTACTAACTAAATATTTTGCATTTGCTCCTGTAGTTAAAGTTATGTAATAATTATTAGCATCTATATCGGTTGTTGTATTTGATATGCCATATACTTGAACACCATTTGCTGGTAATTCGTTTGTGTATCCAAAGAAGAAAGTTGATGATTTTATTTTTCGCATTGTATAAGTAGTATTTGGCTTACAAGGTATATATATTGTTCTATTTGATGTATTACTTGTAATTGTTGTTGTACTTGCATTAAAATATGCTTCTAATATATTAACATTATCTTTATCGAATAAGTTTTTACCAGTGGTCTTTGCTATTTTATCTTGATAATCCTCTATTTTACATAATTCTATTGGTGTTGTTCCATATGGTGTGTATCTATTTGCTTTTGAACCATACTCGACTTGTATTGTATCTAATACTTCTTGTTGTGTTATTTGTGTTTCATCAGTATGATAAAAGTTAATTGCTAGATAATTCGCATTTGCATTAGTTGTTATTGTTATGCTCTTTGCAGTATCATTATTGATATATTGTAATGTTGGTACATTTACTGCAGGAGTATTTGTTGTTGTTCCTACTTTAAATCTAACAGTATTACCTACATTTGTTTTTGATATTGTATAAGTTGTATTTGGTTTACACGCTAGATAAGTAGTTTTTGCTTTATCACTAGCACCTATATTTGGAGTTCCTACATAAGCATTTAATATTACTGCATTATTCTTATCAAATAAGTTTTCTACAGGTAAGTCTATATTATATGTATTTCCTGTATATGGTTCGTATGTTGTTGATAGTGTTTTTGATACCATTACTTGCATTGTTGTTGTAGTGTTATAACCGCCATATATAATAATAGTATCATTTAACATCGCTTGTGTTATTGTTTTAGATGTGCCATTTGTCCAATATCCAACATTAGATGAATATATATAATTTTTATTATCTGTATTTGTTGCATACATATAATAAGTTTCTCCTACTAATAATGTAGGACATAATTCACTTAATTTTTTATTAGTAGTACAATAGCCATTTGAACTTGTGTTGCCACTCATTGTAATTGTTCCATCATTTGCTATTTGACATATAGTATTTGAAATAGCACTTGAATTAAATAGGTTTTTTCCTACTATATCTATTTCTTGTCTACCTGTTACTACTTCAATGTCTTGTGGATAGTCTGGATTAGGACTTGCTGTACCACCTACATATTGTTCATATGAAGTTGCAGTAGAACCTTTTTCTAATTGTATATTATCACGAGTAACAGCTACATCTGAAACCAAAACAGAATAAGCAAATCTAATATATTGTGTATTTGCTGGAGTAGTGATTGATTTGGTTTGAAAATAACCAGTAATTGTTTCACCACTTATATATGTTTTATTACTATCATAATAAACTATATTAACTTGAAAATAATTACTACTTGATACCCAAGATATATTATATGAAGTGCTAGGTAAAACTGAAATATAATCACTTAATCGCCAAGCAGTAGTATCCCAAGTTGCACCTTGTGCAGTTATTCCTTTATTTACAATTGTAGCAACATTAAATAAGTTTTTGCCTGTATATGTTTGTTGTATTGTATTACCTTTTAATTTATAATCATTTATTTTAATACGTTTATTGTTGTTTATAATTATATTTGTGCCTGATACATTAGTTATTTCTCCAATATCTTTAACATATCTCAATTCTAACTCATCATTATTATTGATACATATTGTACTTGCTGTTACTTGTGCTAATTGGTCTAAAACATCTCTATATGTATAATCTAAAGAATAACCTTGTTCATCTAAATATAATTCTTTTGTTATTTGTTTATCATAATTTGCAAAAAAATCAGTGTAGTTTGCAAAAGTTAGTCCTAATTTATCACATAATGCTTGTATATAATCTTTAACTGATATAGGGTATGTTATTCCTAAATCTTCATAATCTTTCATTGAATAAAGCATTTTGTCATAACAAGTCATCATATAACTATTTGTATCTTCTTGTTTTTCAACCTTATATACAATGTAATTACCATAATTGATATATTCATATGTTCCATCTACTTTTACGCCAAATTGATAGTTTAAAATAGTTCCTAAAGGTATTTCTATATTAGCATCTATATCAATTTGCTTCATAGTGGATTTTAATATATCTCCCTCAAAGTGAGGCGTAACAGAGTTAAGTTGATTTTTGCCTAACTCTGTTTCTACTTCGTTTATTGTATAAGTTATCTTGCTATCTAACCTTCTACCATAATTTTTTATATTATTTTTATAATTTTGAGTATGTATTTTCATTATTCCCTCACATCGGTAGCAATTACACTAATTGTAAAACTTCCATTTGCTCTTGCAATATTGCTAAATGTATTTTTGTTTAAAGTTGACCAATCTCCCGTATATGTGTTCATAGTAACTGATGCTTTTTTTAAAGGGTCATAATATGTTGTGCTTTGAAATGCACTATCAAGTATGGGAACAAGAGCCTCTAATTCTGCTTGAGTTGTTGGCTTAAATGTTAATTTAAGTTTTACAATAATTCCTAATAGTGTGCCTGACATTGAACCTGCCATATTTCTTCCTGTATCTCCACCCCATACTTTATTATAGCCATATTCTACTTGAGTTACATAATCACTCATATTAACATTGTCTATTATAAGTGAGTTTTTATCTATATACATTTATACCTCCTATATATTTGAAGCAAAACTATCTTGCTCATTTATTTGTCTTAATTCTCGTGCTATTTGTCTATTTCCTACATATACAGGAATTGTTGCATTAATATTAATATATTTGCCTATTGTTTCTCCTAATAATTCCATTTGTGCTGTATCAGTTAAAGGTATAACACCTTCCATTCCATTTTCTCCAGCAATTGCTCCACCAATAGGCACTCCTCTACCAGGAATATTAATAATACCACCTTTTGCCAATTTTTGTATTTGAGGAATATTTATGGTTGGCATATTTATTTTAACGCCTGTTGCATCTCCTATGCTTGTTAGTAATGCCTTTAATGGTCTTGATACCATATTTACTGAATTAATTAATCTATTAATTCCTTCTATGCAGAAGTTGACTACACCTTTAAATGCTGAACCTACTGCATTAAATATAGGTTTAATTTTATTGTCATACCATATTTTTAAGCCTTTCCATAAACCTGCTAAAAACAATTGCCACCATATTTTCATTGCTTCCCAACCTTTTGTTATTCCTTCTACCATTTTAGATACCCAAAGTTCAATGCCACCCCATATTGATTGTGTCAACCCTTTTATGCTATCCCATATTCCACCAAAAAAGTCTTTTACGCCTGTTCCAGCAAGTTCAAGGTCTCCTGTAAATACTCCTTTAAGTATTTCCCAAACGCCTGTTAGTGAACGCCATATACCCATAAAGAACTCCTCTAATCCTCTACCTATATCAAATAGTCCTAATTGCCACAATACTTCATAGTCATTAAATGTTTCCTCTAAATATTTTTTAAACTCTTTTCTACTCGTGTTATATACACCCAGCAAATTGTCTGCCATTTTTTCGGCTTTTTCAACTGCTTCTTCATCTGGTATTAAATTGCCTAATCCTCCTAAACCTCCTGTCCCTCCAGAGGATTTGTCACTTAAAATATTTAATTCATCTATTCCAGACAAAACCTTTTTTAATTCTTGTGCAGATTTTGCTCCACTTTTTAGTGATTTTGCACTATCTTTAAAAACATCTTTGCCAGAAAACTTTTTAATAATTGTTCCTATATAAGACACAATTTTATATATTAAGTTAATTATATATTCTAATACTGGTGCTAACATATCTGCTAGTAACCCAACTATATTTTTTATTACACTAATTATTGATTGAAGTTTTGCATTTAATTCATCGTTTTTGCTTAAAATTGATTTTGCAAACGCTAATACAAGTGCTATTAACCCTATAATTGCCCCAGTTATTCCTGATAACAAAGATGAAGTTAAACTTTTCAGTTTACTTCCCATAGTTGAAAAACTTGCTTTAACTTTTGCTATTCCACTTGATACGCCTGTTGTATCAAGTTTTGTTTTTATTACAAGTGTTGGTTGCATACTATCACTCCTTTCCTTCTACTTGCCTATAATAGTTTTCTATATTTTTAATTTGCTCTTCCGTTAATTCTCTATTAATATGACGATGTTTTTTTAGAGCAACTCTTTGCTTTGCTTTTTCTATTTTTGCTTTTTCTTTAGGGTCTTTTATTTTGCTTGTATCATAAGTTCTCAATGCTCTAATTCTATTTAATACACAACAATTACCCATCTCACTATTTGATAATCCGTTTATTAATGTATCAAACTTTTCCCAATCCATTTCTTCTTTAGTTAAATCTATTTTGTAATCACTCATAAAACTTGCTTCAATATACGCCATATCTTCGTTGAAGTCCATATCTGGTTCTTCTTTAGATGGCTCACGACCTCTTGTAATATAATTATTAGCCCATTTAACAAGTTTTTCTTGATGTTCTTGATGATTTAGACCTTTAGCCCCAAAAAGCGTGTAAATAAACCCCAAAAAGCGTTCATAGTCTCCTATTGTTTCATCACATAATATATTATTGGCTTTTAAAATGTTTCTAAACTCTACATCAACTTCATATATTTCATCATCTATTTTTAATTTTTTAATACACGCCATTATTCTAACACTTCAATTTCTTCTTCATTGTCTTTTTTATATTTGTTTTTAATTTTATCTTTTATAGTTTCAATATTAAAGTTTAAATGAGGCATAATTTGTTTTTCAATGATTTCATCTATATATTCAAACATCTCATATGTTGGTTTTCTACCATTTAATAATTTTTGAACGCCATTTTTTCCTAAAAACATATTATAGATATTAACTTGCTCATTTACGAAATCTCTTACTGCTCGTATTTCGTCTTCTTGATTTTTAGATAATAGTTTTTTTCCTTTAACATCTTGTCTTTTATTAATTATTAATAATTGGTTTTTTAATTTATCTTGGTTCTTTTTTAACCTTTCTCCTATTTCTTGATATATTAAGGGTAATTCAATATCCTCCATATCAAACTCTAAATATTCTCCTGTATCTACCCCTTCATCTGTTCTAATATTAAAGCGTAGAACTCCACTTTTTCCTAATTGTATGAAATTGTCTGTCATTTCAATACTCTCCTTTCTAATTAAAAAAGGGTTAAAGGGCTTTAGTCCCCTTAACCCTCAATGGTTTAAATTATAAACTTGCAGTTGGTGTAAACTCTATTCCGTGTGTTCCACCTATTGTTGCAGTTCCTTGAACTGGATTAAAATAGTCAATGTCATATGAAATAGTAGCATTTTCTCCCAACCATTCATTTATTGTAATAAGAACATCATATTTAACTGCGTTGTATGTTGATGTGCCTGATGATGTATCTATTTCTACTAATTGAGTTTCAGCGCAAGTGGCAGATTTTCTCAATCCATCTAAATAAGCATAAATAGGGTCATCACTATAGCATCTTTTACCACTTACAGATGAACTTAATTGATAATTATTAAATGTAGTTTGAGCAGTTCTATTAAGAATTGTTTTATAAGTGTCTTTTTGTGGATTAAATCCAACACTTAAACTTTCAACTCCCGTTCCTTCTCTAACAAATAATGGGCTTGTTGTTTCACCAGTAGTAGTTGCAGTATTAATCCAATGTGCAAATTGGTCTCTATATAATTGAGCCATTATTTTTCCTCCTTCTTGGTTTCTTCTAATTCTCTTTTAATAAGTATTAGGTCTTTATATTCAAGAGGTTCTATCCAACCTAATTCATTTAATTTTGCAATTTGCTCATAAGTAACATTTTTTATTTCATCTCCTTCAAGATATTCTCCAATGTTACTCGTAAAATTAATTTTTGCAATAATTTTTTTCATATAGATATTACCTCCGTTTCTTTATATTTATATGTTATTTGTATTTGAATATCAAACTCGGCTTGTTTGCCATCTGTACTATTCATAGTAGCACAATTTAAACATTCAATGCTTTCTATACCATCTATACTAGGCAATACGCCTTTTTTATTATTATCTTTGATAGCGTTTTCAAATTGTTCAAAAAAACCTATATTTGTTAAATTAACAATTGTATCTTGTGAATATGACTTACGACTTCTAAATGAGTATACATCTCTGTGTATTTCTTCCCCTGTTACCCATTTTTCTACCATACTTGATGTTGGTATTTTATCTAATGAGTAATCATCTATCTTATTTGATAACATATTAGCATTAATTTGATACCCTCTATTTGCTGTAATATTATTTATTACTTCAAATAAATATAATCTTAATTTTGACACTCTTAATTCACTTACATTCATAAATATTGCTCCTTATTAAACTTAGCAACCTCATCTACTAATTTTTGGCCATCAACACTTGCCATTCTTAAATCCCAATATGGTCCTGTTCCTGCCGTTGTATAATTTTTTACTGGTCCTTTAGTAAACCCAACATATTGAGCGTGTGCATATGGCATCATATAATCTATTTCATCTCTTTGAACTTCAACATTGGTTCTTAAATCCCCATTTTCCATAGGAACATATTTATCCATATAATGTCTTGCTCTCATTGTAAAATAGTATTGTGTAGCCCCCGTTGGTTCTAAATCTAAATATGCAATAATTTCACTTGCTGGTGGGAACTCTATATCTACATTCATTTCCCACCTATATGTATATGAGGATTGTTGCCAAAATTATTATCTTTTATGCTTGTTATATTATAAATAAGATAACTAGATAAATCATCTTGAGTGGTTATATTGGTATCTAAAGTGCCTTGTACAATAATATCTCCAATTGCAAAATTAGTTGCATCTAACTCATCGTTAGCATCATAAGGTATTCTTATTTCAACATCATTTGCATTATCATACCCTTTGTTTATACTAGCACCTTTGCCACCAAATAGCCAAACATTATTATAGTTATATCTAGTCCATTTTTCTAAATGGTTTTCATCTAACCCATCTTTATGATAAATAGTTAAACTTGAATTAATTATCATTTATCTACTCCACAATACATTATGTGTTCTCCATCAACTATAAGCCCTAATAAATAAGTCCTAATAATATCATCTAAATCTTTTTCTTTAGATTTTACTATATCACTTATTTGATTGGCTGTTACATAACTGATTGAGTAACCATCTATGCTTTCACTAGACACATTGCCATTACTTGCTGTATTGCTTATTGAGTTTTGATAACTTTGGATACTATTTATCAATGCGTATTCACACGCTTTTACTTCCGTAGGAATATCAATTGCTTCTTTTATTCTATTAAAGGTTTTTATATCAATTCTTCTTCTTGCTTCCAATTCTAATAGATTAAAAGGCGTTTCACCTATTTGTTGACCACCTAAATCTTGATATTCTTTATAAGTTAGATATTGTCCTTCAAATATCATAAAACGCCTCCTTTAAATTATAAACTTACTGGTGTTCCGTTATAGATAATTAAGTCTGGTGTAACTGCTTTAGTTCCCTTATAAGCAAATAGACCAAATGCAGTTGCGTCACTTAATTCAATTTTCTTTGGGTTATAAATTGAAGTCATAATTGGTTGTGCTACTGAACCTTTAGCCATTACTACATAATTAATTCCATTTGGTAAGAATACATTTGAATATACATTAACGTTATTGAATGTTCCTTGTTCATAATTTGGTACAACTCCTAAATTATTAGAGTTAGAAATAGAGTTAACTTTGTTTCTTAATCTACCATAATATGCAGGTGACATTACAACTTCTATCATATTACGTGGTACACCTTGTACAAAATTGTTTTTAGTTGTTTCAATTTTTTGGATTGCTTCTTCAATTTCATCTTCAATTGATGGTGTTCCTGTTGGTGTAAATGAAGTTCCTTGATTTACTGCTTCTGCAAAGAACTTTGTATCAAGTTCTACTGCTAATGCGTCTTGATGATTACGTGTTCTACGTTCAATTAAACCATTAACGCCATAAGTCTTAAGGTCTTTTTCTTCTACTTCTTCTAAATATTCAGT